ATTTTTTCCTCTTCGTCATCGGCTCCGTGAAATCCACGATCCGGTCCATCATGCCGTGATGCTGTTTAGAGACCTCCGGCCTCACCCAAATCTGCCCAGCCTTCACATCGATGTCCTCCCAGTTCATCCGCTGAATCTCGATGCTCCGCAGGCCCGCAAAGCCGCCCAGCAAGATCGACGCCCTCATCTCATCGCTCATCTCCGCATCGAGGAGCGCCTTCATCTGCCCGGCATCCAGAATGTCCTTCCGCGACCTCGGCCTTGGGCAGTCCACAGCCCGGAAAGGCGACCGATCCAGCAAATCCATTTTGACACACCAGTTGAAGAAAAGGCGGGCATAACGATACACCGTGGCCCGCTGCGTTTCCGATCCGGGGATACCAGCGAACCACTGCACCATCGCCAGCGGCGTCACAGCCTTGAGCGGCATACGCAAATCCCTCGCCAGCCACTTGCCCACCTTCTCCACCTTCTCTCGGTGCGACTTCGACCTGTCTTGAAAAAGTGCCACAAACATTGCCACAGCCCGCTCCACGGTCGGCCCCTCCACAGGAACCAGCGAATCCGTCCCACCCTTCTGGAGCCTCTCAATCACCCTCGGTCCCTCGCTCCAAGCCATCGCTTCGGTCTCATAAAAATACCGCAGCCTGCGACCGGCTACCGATTTTGGTATGGTCAGCACCCAAGGCGAAGTCCTCCGCGACCGATCTTCTGTAACTCGATAAGACATAACTGGACAAACCTTGTGGCAGTTGTGGCATTTCCGCAACCTTTATTTGTCCATTTAAGGAAAAACGAGTCTTACAAAGTCCAGACACAGAAAACCCGCAGAACCTGTATTGATGGGCTTCTGCGGGCTTACTAAGAGGAGTTTACCGGCGGTCGGGATCGAACCGACACTCCTTGCGGAACGCGATTTTGAGTCGAACTAAGGTAGCTTGATAGATAACGCCTTGCGTTAGCTTGTGGCAGCTTGTGGCACGGCGGGGCGGATTCGGATGAAATTTCGGGCGATGGTTTTTTGCCGTGCTTTTCTCCAAACTCCATCTCCTGTTTCTGAGTCTCGCTCCCCTCGCCCGTTGGTGTTTCCCTCGATGGTGATGATCTGGTGGCCGGAATCAGACTCGACGATTCCGACATGAGAGAAGTCGAAGACGACGATGTCGCCGGGTCGGGCGAGTTCTCGGTCGTGGAGGATGATGGCGGTTTTTGGTCTGGCTTTAGCCCAGTTGAGGAACCCGTAGGCGAGCGCCGTTTTGGGTCTCCAGTCTTCCGGCGTGGAGGCTTGGAGATTGAGCCAGTCGCGGACGCCGGGGTGGTCGAGCCACTCGGCGATGCACCAGTCCACGAAGGCCGCGCACCATGGCCATGAGGCGGGCTTGAGGTCGGTGGCCTTTTGGTAGTCGCGGATTTTGGATCCGTTGTTGTTGCCTCCGATCTCGCGGACCCCGACTTCTGCTGCTGCGATTTCGGCGAGCAGGCGGGTCATTTGTCTTTGAGGGCTTTTGCCTCGCCGAATTTCGACCAGGCGTGATTGAGGTTGCTGTCGACGGGGAGTTCGGGGTTGGTGAGCGGGATGTATTTGACGCTGACGCTGACTTGCAGGTTGCCGAGTTCCCCTCGCCGGTCACCGAATGGAGGAACCGGAACGCTGACGCAGGAGGTGAGGAATGCCAGCGCCACAAAGGCAACGACGATCAGTCCTGCGGCGATCCGGCGGGCGCTCATCCTTTGCGAAAGATGTTGATCGCCCCGACGAGGCCGAGGCCCGCTGCCACGATGGCCTCTTGGTGCTGCGGACTGAGCGACACGCCGAGGGCTGTAAGAACGAGCAAAATGCCCCTCCATGTTGAGTTCTCGTTGAGCCTGTCGAGCAAGTAGTTGAGTGGTTTCATAGTGATCTTATGGTATCAGTCAAAACAGGTGAGTCAAATCAGTCTTCGGTTTGGATGTTTTCGGAAGCACCGAGGACGGGTTCGACAATGTTGAGCGGCAGAGAAATGACCTGTGCAGGAGCATAGAGTCCCCCGGCCACACGCGCAGCGGCTTTCCACGCGCCCAGCGAGCGGCTTTCGTCGCTCCAATCGTAAAGCGGTTCGGGGTTGCGCGAAATGCGCTCGATGTCTTTGAGAAACGAGTCCAACTGGCCCGCCATGCCAAAGGTTCTCTCACCGAGGAAGCCGCGAAGCATGGTGTCGAGGATGGTTCCATACCACCAGAAGCCCGTGAGCGGCCCCACAAGGAAAGCGCGAATCCAGTTGCTGGGTTTGTAGATTTCCTCGTCGTCGTCATCGGTGAAGAAATCGCGATACCAGGCGCGGAGGGTTTCGCTGACGATCCCCATGAATCCGAGGACGACCAATGTTTGGAGATGCTGTGTGCGGTCGCCTTCGCCTTTGGCAAGGCCGCTAAGTGCAGACCCCCACATGGAGAATTTAAGGCGCTGGTCGCTCATGAACTGCATGAGGCCGCGCTGCCATGTGAGGGCCATGTTTTCGGTCATCGAGCGTTGCGCCATGTCCACCGGTTGGGCTGTTCTGAAAACGGCATCGTCCATGGCGTCGAGCGCGGCCTGTTTTGCAGCGGCATCGGGCATCCCCGCGTCCTTGGCCTCAAGGTAGGCGTTCTCGTAGACAACCGCCGCGCTGAAGGAGGTGAGCGCCGTGTCGGTCAACTGCATCGGCATGAAGCCCTGTTCGCGCAGCATATGGACCGCGAGCATGAAATTCTGCATTCCCTCGGTGGCGGATTGAGCGAGCTTTTCGGGCAGGAACTTTTTAATCAGGTCGGGGAGCTGGGTGTTGACCGGGAGGTTGCTGTTCTCGTTCATCATCCGCACCAGAGGACTGACGCCCTTGGCCAACCGGATTTGCACGGTGTCGCTCTGCAACGCCCGTTTGTATTTTTCCACAAAGTTGCCCTGCATCAAACTAACCAACGCCCGGGATTGCTGCTTCGGCGAAAGTTTGAGCATGAACCGGAGACCGGCATCGTTCTGGTTGACGATGCTGGAGAGACGGAACCCAAGAGATGCCGTGGAAACCGCGCTGACGATGTTGTTGTAGATGCGCTCGTAGGCTCGGTTTTTCATTTGCACCCCACCTTCGGTGAACAAGGTCACCATGTCTCTGATCTGCGTGGCGGCGTCTTCTCCGTAGACCGCCGTGACGCTTTTCATCAAATTTGGATTTAGTAGCACGGCCCTCATGTCCCGCACGGATTGCGCCCACGCGATCCAGTAGTTCCCGTTTTCGACATGGTTCCAGAAAACCTCTGCCATGTTGGCCTGCGCTAATTCGGCTTGGTGCTTGGTGCGGGACTTAATGTGTCCCGGCATCATGCCGCCGCTTCCCGTGCGCTCCCCGGGCAAGCGCATTCCCCCTTGCTCTTTCTCCTGCGTCTCGAAACGAAGCGGGGAGTGGTTGATGTTTTTGGGCATATCGACCCCGTAGAGATTCACAAAGACGCGGTTGTGGTCGGAATAGTTGTCGGCGTAAAACTTGAGGATTTCATTGTAGATCGCCTTGGCAAACGGGGACGAGGCGAGTTGCTGCATCTGCTTCACGCTCTCCTCGGTGAATCCGTTGCGCTCCATGTGAGCGCGGCCATCCGGTTGGTTCCATGTGGCGAGATACTGCATGGCTTCCCAAGCGTTCATCGTGCGCTCCCCGAGGACGCCCTCCTTCACGACGAGATCGATGGAAATGTATTTCGGTCTTCTCGCGGGTGTCGCGTTCGGGTCTTCGGCAAATCTTTCGGAATCGGCTTCGGCGAGCCGCTCGTTGTAGGAGGCCAGTTCCTGCCGGATCGCCTCGATGTGGGCATCGGTGAGGCGTGGCATTTGCGACCCGGTCATGGTCACGATTCCCTCCTCGAATTCATCCAGCGCCATGTTTTTGGCCAACTTCAGATTGATCTCCCCGCGCACCACCTTTTCGGCAATTTCGACAGGGATGCGAACCGCCTTGACCCTGCGCCCGCTGAACGCCTTGACGCCTTTCTTGTCTTCAAGCAGGCCGAGCAGCGCCTTGTCGATGGCCCAGCGAACTTTCATTCCACGCTCCCCGGGTTGGAACCCAAGCGCCACGCGGGCGGCATCCTCAAACTTCCTGCGGGCCTCAATGTCGCGAAGGTTTTTATCGTTGGTCGCCTCGCGCATTTTGCGACTGAAGTGGATGGTGATCGGATGCTCGGCCCCGAAAATCGTTTCCAGCAACTGGTAGGGAGCAAGGCTGCGGTTATAGGAATCCTTCAGATTGCGGAGTGCGCTTTGGCGCTCCTGCTTGGCTTTCACATTTACCTGCTCGCTGGTGAATTCGCCGAGCGTGTCGAGGCCGGTTTGAACCATTTTCTTGATCTCCTCGCGCCGTGCGTCTTGTTGGATTTTCCATTTCTGGCGACCCGCTTTGATCGTGGATTTAAGGACATCGAGAGCGGATGCGAGCTTTGTGGAATGGTTGCTGTCGATTGCTCCGAACAAGTTGACCACGGCCCATTCCTCGGCCAGTTCCTGCACTTTCTTCTGGTCGGTCTCTTCTTCCAAACGGCCTTGAATTTCCTGCAATCGATCCGTGGCGGCATCTTGGTCGAGCAGGGATGCCGCATAAGCTTTTTTGACAAACGCCGCAGCCTCTGGGCCAAGGGTGCTGGTCAACACGCCCGCCTTGGATTTTTTCGGAAGCGCCTTTTCAAGCACCTTCTCAATCGCGGTGCGGTATTCGCGGGCGAGAACCTTTTCGAGTTCGGTGTCGATCTTCTTGATGCGGTCGCGGAAGAAGTCGGCGAGGGCTTTGTCGGCTCGCTTGCTGGCAAGGTTTTCCTTGGCCGTGTAGCCGGGAGGTAGCGAAACCTGTTTGCCTGCTTGGCCGATGTTTTGGCCTTCTTTCATCCACGCCGAGATGATCGCGCCGTCCATGTTTTTGGCTTCGGAGACTTTCACTCCGTCCTTGAAGACATCCATCGGAGCGATGTTGGCGAGGACGGTGTAGCCGCCCACGCGCCCACGCACTTCGGGCGGGAGGACTTTAAGGATCGCGTCGAGTTCACCGAATCCTTGCAGGAGTTGGTTGCGGCGGATTTGCGTCTCGTCTGAGCCGGTGTCGGCCATCGCGGCGAGTTCATCGGAATTCCAAGCCATGACCTTGGAGAATTTCTGCTTGGCCCGCTGGTAGACTTTGAGCCGCTCGTCCGGGCCTCGGTTCATGCCGCCGAGCGCCTTGTTCACCCGGTCGATTTCGGACTGACTGGCGATGGAGTAGTTTACTCCTGCGCCATCTGCTGTGCTTTCTGGAGCAAAGCGGCCCCGTCCTCGACCATCTGCATTGCTTGTTCCGCCTCTGCTGCCAATGTCTCCAATTCGTTCGGCAAGGGTTCCTCTTGATTCAAGTTTTTTAAGGTAGGCTCCATATGATTCTGGTGTTTTTCCGCTTTTATAGATGGAATGCGCCCAGAGGGCTGCTTGAACCTGTCGTGGTGTCCATCCGATTTCATTTGCTATCTCTGTTAGTATTTTTTGCGCCTTTGCAAACTGCGCTTTTGAAGGTGAATCCACACCAAAAATAAGCCGAGCAATGTGCCGGTCAATAACCGCTTCATCCACCTTGCCATCGTTGCTGTTTTTGTATGCAGATATCTTTTGACCCTGCACCTGTGTGTTTTCTCTTAACCTGTTAAGGTTTTTGATGACGGCTGGGAGAAATCCGCTGAATTCCTCACCCCGGTGCATCTGTCCAAACGCCTTCAATGCAAGGCCGACATTGGCTTTCACGCTTGCGGCTTGCGATGTCACCGAAAGGATGTCTTGGAATAGTTGAGCATGGTCTCCGAAAAACTCGTCCAATGTGGACTGATGCTCCTCATACCAATCCTTCCAAGACGCTTGATTTAAAGCCGCATCTGTTAATGCGGTCCTTGTCATTTTTACACGAAGAGAATCTTTTTTCCCGATGCTGTAGTTGGTCGCGCCGGTGGCTGGCGCTGCGAGAGCTTGCGATGCGGGGATGCGGTTGCCGTTCTCCTCGGTGATGCGAATGAGGTTCTCGTCGAAGACCACATAGTTGTATGTGCCTATGCCTTCGGATCGACTACTGCCATCGAGGTAGCGGATGCCGGGGATGCCTGCGGCGAGGAGATGTAATGACACATCTTTAGGCTCTCCCATTAGTTGATATGCCTCTCCTAATGTTGCGTCTTTAGATAAAATGTTATCAATTCCATCAAGGTCGGTGATTTTGAATCTGTCCTCATTCCATATTTTCAAATTAAACGCACCCTTTACCTTCTCACTCTGCCCGCTCAACGGCATGTCCCAATCGAGCAGGTCGGCATCGTCCACATCGAGTTCCACGGTGTAGAGGTTGCCAGTTGTTTTTACTTCAAGTTTTCCGTCATTGTATTTGTTGCGAAGCGTTTTAATTGCTTCAAGTTGGTTTTTGTATCTTGAAATTGTTGATCTAATGAGATTTCCGGCAGTAGAATCTTCATTTATTTTTTTATTTTTTAAATAAAGTTTTAACCATCCTTCGATATTTTTTTGCCCTGCATCCCAATCCCAATCCCTTTTTGCAACATCCATTGCAACAATTACATCAACATCAGAAGAACCTATAGATTTCCATTCGTCATTTATGTTTATGTAAACACTTTGAAAGTTTTCTCCGCCCCTGTAAGTTATTGCAACTTGTTTTTCTTCAGCAAAATACAATCCCCACCCATAAGCCTGCGCTCCTTCGCCTGTGCCGATCTTCGCGGTGCTGAACTTGTCCACCTTGTGCGGCGTGCCGTGGAATGCGCCGATGCTGTAGTTTGCAGGGCCGCTGATCGTGGCGTTGCTGGCGCGGATCGATGGAGTATCAGTCGAAACTGCGTTGGTTCGGGAGCCGATGGAGAAGTCCATGAGCATCTGCCCGCCATCGGTGATGATGTCTTTGCTGACCCTGTTGCTGGCGGTGTCCACTCGCGCCTGCTGGTTGAGGCCGACCGAGTCGGCGAGGAGGGTTTCAAAGTTGGCGTCCACCTTGCCATCGGCGATGAGGCGCTTGAGGTTGTAGGCGCGGCGGTAAATGTCTTTGACGATGATGGCCATCCGGCGCAGGAATCCACGGAATCCTTCGGGAATCTGTTCCTCGCGGACATCACCGACCATGTAGGCCAAGGCGACATCTGAGAACGACTCGATGACATCGGTGTCGGTCTCAGTGCGGAGCCTGTATCCGGTGATGCGTTTGCTATCAATTTGCGGAATGATCTGGTTGAGGTTCTCGCGCACCCATTCCATTTTGATGCGGCCTTCCGCGATGGCGCGTTTCAGATTGTCTTGCGCGACATCTCGCACGACCTTGTCGCCGGTCGCGCCTTCGTGGATTTGGATCACGGATTTGAAAATGCCCTCGGCAAGAACGCCCTGGTTGCTGGCGAGGACGGGGAAGTTGGCGAGTTCGGCGGGTTCCGAAATATCTTGCCCGAATGCCCGGACGGTCTCGAAAAGGTTGTTGAGGTTCTGCTCGGTAGGGTTGGCCTCGTAGTCGGTGAGGAGGTTGCGCGGAGCGTTGCTCAGAAGGAATTTTTGGACATCCTCGCCGCGACCGGCGGCTTCATTCATTTGGTTGAAAAACGAGATAGACTCAAAGATGCCACGGGTCGTGCCGGTGATCTGGTTACGGAGGAGTTCGCTGAGTGCTATTTGCGCGGTCTGCTCATCTGAGGTGGTGTATCTGACATCGCCCTTGGGATCGCGGATGACAAACTTCTTGGAGCCGTCTGCGAGGGTTTCGCGGGTGAGAGTGTGCGTGTTGGGGTCTTGCTGCTGATCTTGGGCAGAAGCGATTTTCCCTTCCATGTAGGCGATCCCTGCTTTGACATTCTCCGGGGTGAGCTTGCCGAATTCGGATTGGAAATTCTGCTGCTTCTCGGCGAGGTCTTTGCCGTCCTCGATTTTTTTGATGGTGGCATCGTCCATGCCCACCATGCGGTATCTATCTTGCCGCTCCTCAAATTGCTCAAAGCGTTTATTGTCCGCAAAGGTGGCCACGCCTGTTCCAAGAAGGATTGTAGGAAGCGATGCGGCGAGGACATCGAGGCGTGATCCGCCCCATTTCTCAAGGATGGGTTGCCACTTCACATCCGGCACATCGGCTCCGAGCGCCTCGGAGACATCCTGCACCAGCGGGGTGGTGAGGTCTTGAGCGCCTTCCACAAATTGCTCGCCTGTGGCAGCGGCCAAGAATCGAACGCCTGCGCTGCCAGCTTTCCCCACGCGAGCGGGGTTGCCGATCTGCCGCATGAGTTTTTCAAAGGCCGGGAGCTTGCCGAAGATTGCCTTTGCGCCGGTGCGTTCAAACCCGGCTTGGACGGCTGCGCTCACGCTGCCGATCTGCACCGCTTGGTCCACACTCATGCCTTGTTGACGAAGCTGGTTGTATTCGTCGGAAAACATGGCTGCGCCTGCGATGTAGGGGCCGACGACTGGGACAAGTGCCGTGGCGGTGTAGGCCAGACCTTGCGGCGAGCCGTAGGCCATCGCCTCCATGAAACCGAGGAACCCGCCCTTGTTGATTTTTTCAATCGGGTCAAACTGGTTGTCAGCCACGCTTTGGAGTTCGCGGACGACCTCGAAACGCTTCACCTTCTGGCGGGCTTGGTTGGCCTCGGCGGCGATCTCCTCTGGGGTGACCTTGCGGAGGTCGGCTTCGTCGTAGAAGGCACGGTTGGCGAGCGGGATTTTTTCTCCCGTGGATTTTGAAATGTAGTAATCCGGCGGGGATGTCTTGTCCTCCAGCATGCGGAGGTCGGATTCTGCGGCCATCTCCTGCGCGGTGAGCGCCCCGGTGCGGACCATGTTGAGGGTGCGGCTCCAGCTTTCTCCCCACTGCTCCATGAATTTTTTCGGGTCTTGACCGGCCTTCTGCGCTCCAAGCACGACCGAAGCGTAGGCCCGCTCGCGCACCGGCTTGGGCATGGAGGCGAGGGTGTCCACCATGGAGTCCATTTCCTCTTGGTTCTTGGGGTTGGTCTCCCCTGCCCGCTCGGTATCGCGCCCGGTGACTGCGGCGAGGTGGTCGTAGACCTTCTTGAGAGGTTCGGCGTAGTCGCGGAGCATGCCCTCGGTCTCGGTGTGGAAGGCTTGCGCGGATTCCAAGAGCGGAGCTTCCCAGCCGGGTGGCAGTTTCTTGATCGAATCGGCGTTCTTGGTCTTCCAAGTCTCGATGAGTTTCGGAACATCCACTGGGTCGTTGCCGCCGATGGAGTCGAAAAGAGAGAGCGCGATGTCGCCGGGGATTTGGTTTGCCGCCTCGGATACCTCGTTGCGGGCATCCATGCCTTGCTTGATGAGGTCAAAGGTTTCCTTCTCGGACATTCCTTTTTTGCCGACCACCGACTCGGTCCACTTGTCGCGGAAGGATGAGTAGATGTCCTGCTGTTCTTCCGGGGTCTGGTCGAACTGCGAAGCGATGAACTGCCGGTTGGCGATGTTGTAGCGGGAATCCTCGTCGAAATCCTGCAACCCGGCATCGTTCACATAGCCATCGAAATCCGAGTAGATTTTGTTGAGCGTGTCGAACTGCTCGCGTTTCTGATCAGCATCTTTCTGGTCGGCCCATAGGCGAAGTGCCTCGGCGCGGGATTCGCGCTCCGCTCCCTCCAGAGTGTCAAATTCGTTGTAGTATCGAGTGGCTGTATCGTCGTCGATGAGTTCGACCGGCGTAGGTGTGACAGAGAGCATTAGGAATTGGAAAGTTCTGGAAGCGGAGTGGAGTAATCGATTTCTTGCGCGGCCTTGGCGATGTCCTCCTTGGAAGATTTTTTGTTGATGCTATCTGCCTTGGAGGTCTTCGGTGGGGCGTCGATCTTTTTGCGGACATCTTCAGTAGATGTCGCTGGCTTGGAAGGAGCGAACCATGAACCCGGATACCACCACGAAGACCCGCCGGATTTGATTTTCTGGACATTCTTATCAGCGGCGAGGATTTCGTTGAGTTTCTCGTAGACCTTGGTCTTGTCGGCGGCTTCCTTCGGGTTTGCCTTGGCCCAGTTTTCCAAGTCGCTTTTGAAGCCTGCAAACTTCTTTCCGGCTGCGAGGTATTTCGGCACTTCGGAGTCTGGCATTTTCCCGTCCTTTTCAGTCCATGTCCCGAATTGGCCTTTGGTGAAAAGGGTTTTGAGTTGGGATGTGGCTTCGGTGACCGGGGTGGCTTCCTTCGGATTGTTCCATTTGTCGCGCAGGGAGGAGAGGAGTTCGCCTCGCTCGCCTTCGGGAAGCTGGCGGATGGAATCTTTGATTTTGAGATACTCCGAGCGGTTCTTGTCGTCCTTTGCGGGATCGTAGGCATCGACCATGGTGAGTAGTGTCGGACGCATGGCGAGGGCTTTTTCAATTTCCGCCGGGGTCTTGGAAAGAGTTTCGATGGCCGAAAGAATCCGGCGCTCTGGGAGGATGCCTTCAGCGACTCGGCGGATATCTTCTGGTTTGGTGAGTTCTCCGGAAAGGATCAATTGATCCAAATCATCCTCAATGTTGTTGCGGTAGACGCTCGCCTCAGATCGGGCGTTGCTGTAGGCGCGGACGATATCGGCCTTTTCGGTGAGTTCCGGGAAGAGTTCGGACTTGCCTGTTTCCAGTGCCTTTTCCAAATCTGCCTCTGCGCCTATTGGGTTTTGAATGATTGTGCTGGCGACATTGGCGTTGCGCTCCTCCTTGGCTTTGCGGGCGTTGTTTTCTGCCAAGCGGGCCACGGCGAGTTTGCCTTGGGGTTCCGATATGATTTCGTCTGCGACCGCTTTGTTGTAGATGCCGATTGCGCCCTCGATGTCGTCGTCGGCAATCTTCATCAGTGCGTTGGCCTCGATGTCCTGTTGGTAGCCTTCGATGCGCTTCTTGTTCGCTTGCCCTTCGATTTGCAGACCGCCCATGGTGTTCCAGCGGTCAAAAGCTGGGGAGAGCGACTGGGCGGCGTTGTTGCTGATGCCGATCTCGCCGATGGCTTTTTTTGCCTCAGAGACATTGGCGAGCCACTTCTCCTGCCACTTGTCCACCGGCGTGTTCATCTGGTCGTTCTGCTGCTTCTCAAAGGCGCTCCGCATGAGGGTCTCGGCGCGGGCGAGGTCGGCGGTGTCTTTGGCCTTCGCCATCTTTTCGGAGTAGGCAAGGGCGACCTCGCCGACTTGGCCGATCTGGTAGGCGATCTTGCCCATGGCAGCGTCCTCCTTTGAGAAGGCGTCGAGCGCCAGCGTCTGGTCGAGCATCGACTTGGCTCCACGGGTGGCGATGGAGGAATCCACCATGGCGGCTCCGGTGAGCTTCGCGGCTTGCGGGGCGAGGATGCCGGTCGAGGGGCCGAGGGCTTGCGGGCCTGCGTTGGGTATGTCGGCGAGTCGGATGGTTGGCATGGTTAGGAGACGGCTGTGGCGCGGCGGTATCCAACGAGGTTCCCATTGTTGGACACATAACCATCGTATGGTTTGGCGGTTGATTTGGATGCAGAGCTTCCGTAGGCGGACAAACCGATCTGGCCCATCTGGGCGACTCCAGCGGCTCCGGCAGCGTAGCCACCGAGTTGGGTGGCGCGGGAGGTTGCGTAGCCTGCCTGCTGCTCGATGGCGGCTTGGCGCATGGCGATGCGGTAGCCTGCGCCTGCGGCCTTCTCGGCGAACTGGGCATCGTTGAAACTGATCTGGGCGCTCTTCTTCGCCATGGCGCTGGAGAAAAGGTCGGCATTCATGTTGAAATCGCCAACCAGGCTATTCATGTCCGCCTCGTAGCGTTTCTTGTTGGATTCCAGATTGGCGAGGAGCTTGGTGTCGGCGACCTGCATCTCGTATAGATTTGCGGTATCAGCCAAAACAGCAAGCGGACTACCTTCGGTGGTGACTCCACCCTTGGCGAACTGGCTGCGCTGGAGACCGAGGATGCGGGCCTTCTCGGCGCGGATGCGGTCTGCCTGTTGGCGGGCTTGGGTATCGACGCCATCAGCTTGGGCGCGGAGCTGCTGCGCCTGCTGCTGAACGAGGATGTTGTTCATGTTCGCTTGGTCGGCTTGCGACTGCGCGTTGAACATAGCCATCTGCGAATTAAACTGCTCGGCCTGCGCGGCACGCTCTGCGGCCATGCGCTGCCATGCCGAATTTTGCTCGTTGATCTGGCGGTTGTAGTCCGCGATGGCCGCTTGGGATTTCGACTGCTGGTCGGCGGAATACATGGCCACGCCGGTGGAGGCGGCTGTGGCAAGCGTGGATACCACCAACATTGCTGTTACCCCTCCATCAGCACCCATTCTAAAATTCCTCCTGTAGTGATTTCATTAGAAAAACTTGGTCACGGGTTCCTTCCCGAAACCCCTGCCGCTCCAGCACGCGAGCGATGCCGGGATAGGTGAAGACCGCCATGGTGTGGTAGCCGAAATCCTTGGCGATTTTTTTGAGGCACGACACACAATGCCGGAAGGCGAGCATGGCCTGCTTGAGGGATAAGCCGGGAACGGACACGGCATGGTCGGCCATGCACATGCCGCAGGAGTTGTCCATGTGCAGGAAGAGTGCGCTGGTCGGCTTGCCATCGAGTTCGCAAACGACTCCGCACTTGGGCAGCATTTGCTCCGGGCGGCGTTGCTTCCCGTGCGCGTGCCACCACTCGCAGAGCATGTCGTAATCGCCATCTGTGTAGGGTCGCATGGTGATGTTATTCATTACCGAAAGTATCCCACACAGGTTGAAGGGCGATGACGGCCATTGGATAGGGAGCAGTTTGCCTCAAAGTGACATCTGCGTCGATTCCAAACGCACCGGCGAGAATCATTTTTTGGTCGCCGGTAGTGAGGGAATCCGCGAGCGCATACCACTGACCGTTGTTTGTGCTGATCTCCCCTCCCCTACTCTTGTAGAGGCGGGCGATGATTTTGTGGATGCGCTTCTTGCGGCCTTGGGAGGAACCGTCCTCAAGGTCCATGTCGAGCTTCATGGGCGTGAGCGTCGAGGTGTAGGGCAGGCCGACATATCCTGCGGCTGCGGTGGGAACGGTGATCGCTCCGCTGGCCACGGTGCGGGTGATGGGGGCTCGGCCGTCTTGCATGACGGTGACCGTCTTGCCATTGAAACGGTCAAGGCCAGAGATAGAGCGGCCTGCTGCGCCAGAGGCAAAGGCTGACCACCCGTCGAGGTAGCGCCATGAGTTGGCGGTTTGGTCGTCGAGATATTTGCGCCAGAGGAGCGGGAACCGCTCGATGGTGCGGTAGTCCTGCCCGGAGACGGTGCGCTTGACGACCATCCAGACTTCGTCCTCCGTGCCGTTGCCGTAGATGGTGGCGACCGATTCAACCAGGGCATTGTCGGCGATGACATGGCGATGCCAGCCGACGACCTTCTGGTCGCGCTCGTAGGTCATGGCAATGAGCGTGCCGTCACCGCGCACGCACCACAGGACGGCATCGGGTTGCTGTTGGTAGGCGACCTCCACGATTTCGCCGGAGGTGATGTGTTCGGCGAGTAAGGTGAGGTCTGGCGCGACCCAGCCGTCCTTGTTGAGTTCGTAGACGAGTTCGCGCACCTTGCGTCCGTTGCGTTGGACGAAGAGGAGGACATCGTTGACGAGCGCGGCTCGCATGTATTTGCTGCCGTAGCTCGACTGGCGGCTGGCTTGCACATTGGTGGCCGAAAGCGAGGCCGAGGAGTCGGCGCTGCCGATGGTCCACTCGTCGCCGGATGTGCCGATGAGGAGTTGGGACTGGCTATACATCCAGTTGATGCGGTTGCCCTCGGAGGCGGCGAGGGTGAACTGGACCGCATCGCTCGCGGTGACGCCGGTCTTGAAGTTCTCGAAATTATCAATCTGACTGCACCAGATCGTATTTGGCTGCGAGGATGTGCCGCCGAAGCAGAGGCGCTGTTCGTGCATGGCGACTGAGCGCGGGTAGCCGCGCTTGGCAGAGAATGCCGCTTCGGACCAGAAAAGGGTCTTGGCTCCGGCCCGTGCCGAGGCGGATAGCCAGCGGGTCACATTGGCTCCGGCTTTCGTTGAGGATGTCAGCCCATTTTGGATAATCCACTTGGTGACATCGAAGGTTGCGCCGGATGTGTGTGGCGTTGTGCATTTGTAATTTGCCCCGCCCTGCGTGACATAATCTCCCACGACATAAGCGGTCGATGCCTGCCAAGCCGCCATGTAGGTGTCCACGATGGTCACCAGACCGCCGGTGCGGAAATCCGAGCTTTCGATGACGGCGCGACCATTGGTATTGGATGTGTAGTTGAGGACTCGAATCATCAGCCCGCATCGGGCGCTTTCCGTTCCCGTGGTGATGATGTTGGACTCGCCGGTGGCTCGGTCATATTCCTTCACGACCTCCATTTGGCTGATGTTTTCGACAAAGGCAAAATCACAGGTTGTCGCCCCGCTGTTTGCGACAGGGTAAGTATAGGCGTTTTCGCTGATCACCGTGATCGTTTTCAAGCTGGTTCTGCCCGTGTCAAATGGGGCTGTATCATTGTCAGCCTCAATGACCAGCAGGTCGCCGGTGTTGTATCCATGGGCGGTGTGGTTGACGGTGGCAGTCGCCCCGGAGCGGGTAAGGGTTCCTGTCTGCGTGTATCCCTTCTCCATTTTGTCGTTCGGGTAGCGCAGGATTTGCACGGTGGCATCCCATGTGCCGAAGGTCGTGAAAGTCCAGTCTCCCTCGACATCCATGAGATTACTCAACCAATTTCCTCCAATGTTGACCGAAACGGTGGCGAGCGGGCGCTTCCACTCCAGCGCCCACTGCCCGCCGTTCATGCTGTCATCAAAGATAGGCGTGGATGCGGTGAGTGTCGTGTAGCCGATTTCGTTGGAAACCCGGATCGTGGTGTCCGTGGTGTTCTGCTCAAATAACGGGGGGTAGTCGAATAGCACATTCTCAAAAGTCCAGTTGTTGTCGGCGAGGCGCGAGAGTTTGCGCGGTGGGTAGTTCGCATGCGCGAAATACATGAGGTCGTTGATCTGCACAAACTGGACCTCGCGCAGGTGCGCTCCGACATACGGGTGGTTCACCGTCAGAATGCCGCCGGAGGCGTTGGTCTGGAGTTGGCCGGTTGAGGCATTCCAGAAGCGCATGTAGCCCACGCCCATTTCGATGACGAACCGGGTGGTGGTGGAGAAGTTGAACCCAATGAGGCGGACTTCGCCGAGGTTGGGGTTAAGAGTCGTGCCGCGAAACTCCGTTCCGGGGCGGCGGATGACGCCGCCGTAGGGGAGGATTTGGAAGTTCTCCAGCGTGCGGCAGGCGCTGCGGTATTTCTCCAGACTCGTCCGGGCGTCGATGAAGGGCGAGACTTCACCGGCGTTGAACGATGGATAGAAATCGAACTTCGGCATCTTATTTTGACTCCAGCTTTCGCTCGACCCGCTCGATCACGACCTTGGCGCTGGAGATGACATCGAGCATCTCTCGGTTGGCCGTGGTGAGGTGGGCGACAAAATCGGCGTTTTGCTTGTCCATGCGATCTTGGAGCGTGTCCAGCCTCGCGGTGAAGTAGCGAAACAAGATTCCAATGGCCGAAATCCCGATGACCAAAAGCGCCACAAAAAGCCAGCGGTCGGACTGAGCCGCCGCATGGCTGATCGTTTCGAGCATTGTGGAGTCGGCGCTCATTAGCTGTTGGCTTGAGCGAGGAGGTTGCCGACGATGGCCGTGGTGGCCGTGTTTTTGACACGCTCGCCAATCGAGTTGGTCGCGGTGATCGCGGAGGTTTGGCGGTTCCAGACCTC